ATACTGAAGTTCTTTGCCATTGTCTAGCACCTCCCTAAGAGAGGCAAACCCTAGTGGTTCTCGATGTGGTCCGTCAACCTCTCAGAAACCTTATCTATCTTGGTTTCTACGCTGCCCTGCTTCTTGTAAACCATCTTCAGCATCCCCATCACAACCTCATGATCTGAGGCGTTCTCCTTCTTGAACTTCTGGAGAAGGGTGACTATGACAGAAAAAGCACCAGCAACAACGGCACTAAGAAAGACAGCCCACCCAGCGTCCACATCAAGCTCCCTGTGATTCCTTCCACGCCTTCACCCGTTCAGGCACATCATCGCCTGCAACGTAACGCAGATGCCACGGCTCCGACGGGAGAACTTCCCACGAGAAACCGAACGAGGTCGCGTTCTTGGCGAGCCATTCCAGTCGTGCACCCGAAGCGTTGGCAATATCGATTGCGATGCCGTAGTTGTGTTGGCTCGTGCCAGGGACCGCGAGTTGCGCCATTCCCTTCTTCAGATACCACGCCTTGCCTTTGTAAATGCGTGGCTTCTGCTTCATCAGGGCTGGCTTCGGGTTGTCGGTGTATCGCTGGAAGAATCCGTACTCCTGAACCGCAAGACTGCGATATGTATCCGCTGGGCTAGTCGGGCTGAGGTCAATACCTTCTGCGTTGGCTGCGGCGTCCATCGCCTCATATGCATCAGCCGCACAATGATGCAACTGACCTTTGCCTTCAATCTTGCGAAGCAGGCTCGGATCCAATTCACCTGGCTCCACCCCTTTGAGGTGTGAGCACAACTTCACCTTGATGATCGGAAGTTTGGCGATATCGACCTTCGCCATCAGCCAGCAGCCTCATCCTTCTTCTTCGGTGCACCAGCACCAGAGAACGCGGCTTCGATTTCTTCCTTCGTCAACGTGCCATCCACGCTGAAACGGAGAAGCTTCTCAACGACCTGCGCACACGCCATCACGCCAGCAAGGGCAGCGGACTTCCACAGTTCAACACCGATGATTGCGCCACCAGCGACCGCAGCCAACGCTGAGGAGCCGAACAGGGCGAAGATACGGAAGATGATGTTCTTGAGCTTGTCCATTTCAGTCTTTCTGGGAGAGGGATAACGCTGAGTGCAGGATCAATGTTACACCAGTTATCCACAGGGCTGAACGGAGAGTAGGCCCAGACAGGGTGATAAGCACCATGCCGGTACCGGCGTAGGTCCATGAGTTGTCGCTCAGGAAGTTGAAGAATTTACGCATCAGCGCCGTATTCTAGTACCTGCTGCTGCGAGCGTTACCCCTGCTGTTACAGCGATAAGTGTGCGTCTGGTGCCGACTGGGATGTTGGATCCGAGGGGCACATAGTCGTCTAAGCCTTCACCAAAAATGTCGATCGTGTCCTCGAACGCTTCACGTACTTCGGCTGGTGCATCCTGTACCGCTTCGATCAGGGCGGCAACCTGGGTGTTATCTAGTTCGCTAACATTCAACGCCTCGAAGATGGCTTCAGCCTGCTCTGCGCTTGCTACTGCAAGCACCTGTGGGTTGGTGGCAAGCTGGGCAGCCTGCGCAGGGGTCGGCTCAGCAGACGCATCCAGAGCCTCTAGGAGCGTTTCAGGGGTATCAATAGTGCTGACAGGGGGTTCGCTCTCGTCTACGGGGCTTACAGGAGGCTCTGCGTCGATTGTGGGGGCATCCTCGATGGGGATATCTACGGCTGGTTCCTGTGGATCCTCCACCACATCCTCCTCGAACGGGGGTAGCGTGTCTACCGATGTTTGGGTTTCTGGAACTTCTGGGTCTGTTACTGGCGGTTGTGGTGCTTCCGTTGTTGATACTGGGGGCACAGTCGTGGAAGGTTCAGTCGTGGCTGATGGCGGTGGAGGTACCCATGCTTGTGTGGTTGACGTGGCAGGTTGCGACGTACTCGTAGATGAACTTGTTGTTGTTTCCGGTTCAGTTGTGGTGGTGGTGGACGACGAGGAAGTAGTCGTCGATTCCTGAGTGGTTGTGGTCGGTTCCAAGGTGGTGGATGTTTCCTGAAGCGTCGTGGTAGTAGGCGGGTCCGTGACAGGGACAGTCTCTGGTGGGACAGTAGAAGTAGAGGTCGTCGTCACAGGGGTGGATGCTGTTGTAAATGCCCATTCTGGAACGATCTCCCAATATGCGTCGTCAATCTTCCATGCGAGCATATAGCAGGTACCGCCACCAGCCTCAAAGAACCAGCCATCCAACGGATACAAACCTGGCATAACGGACAGCGTTATGGTGCTCGACCACGAGCAACCTTTCAAATCCCAAGTACCGACTTCCTGCCCAGCGATACTGACCGTCCCACCATCATCAGCTGCCACCATGAACTCAATCGTTTCGTGCTCAGGCAAATTGATGAACCCGCTGTAGTGGACCATGAAGAAGTCCCAGTCGCAGTCTTGGAACGGTTCGCCATCAAAGTTGCGGTTGATGTTGTTTTCTACCTCAGATCCGCAGGTGGGATAGATGTCGTCTGAGCGTTCCGGTGGTATCTGGTCAATCGTGTAGCCGATTGCGTTCAACCCTGGTTCGGGTTCAGCGCTGGCTGGTTGTGGCAGTAGTGCAAAGAAGGCGACGGGAAGAAAAACTATCCAGCGACTAGCGCGTTTCACTCAGGGTCAGTTGGAAGTTCTGGCGCGACAGGTGCCTCGAAGTCCTCGGTGTCCTCGTTATAGGTGAAACCGACACCCGCATACGTTTTGCCTGCGGTGTCGAAGAATGTTTCAACCCAGCGACCTGAATAGCGGTCTGGGTTCTCAGCCATGAACTCTGCTGTTACGACAGCAACATTTGTCACCACATTGTTGTCATCGAGTTGAGCGAAGTATTGAGCGGTCATACCTTGAACCTGACATAAACAATTCCCGATCCACCAGCACCACCATTTCTTGTGGCATCACCTGAACTGCCACCGCCACCGCCAGCGGTATTCGCTGAAGCAGCAGAACCAGCCGCCTGTGTTCCGCCAGCACCACCAACAGATGAACCGCCTGCGCCACCAGAGCCAGTATTCCCCGAACCGCCTCCACCGCCGCCAGCCTTGTAAAGAGCAGACCCACCAATGAAAGAACTCACATCGTAGCCAGCACCACCAGCACCACCGTTCTTGCCAGAGTTGTTCGCTCCGACTGCGGTTGCGCCACCACCGCCAGCAGCACCGTCATAATCTACGGCTGCACCTGTTCCACCCGCATAACCAGTCACAGCAGAAACAACCGCGTTAGCACCAGTCAAATATCGAGAAGTGTTCGCACCATAAGTGGAGCCACCACCACCAGAACCACCAATGGCAGGAGGCAAATATGGTGCGGCACATCCACCATGCCCACCACCAGCAGCAGCAACAGCACCAACACGACTGCCAGCACCCTCAACATTTTGCGCCCCACCAGCACCAACAGTTACAGAATATGAACCAGCATCGAGATAGATGGTTTGCAACACATAACCACCGCCGCCACCACCACCGCCAGAAACAGTCGCAATACCGTTCCCCCCGCCGCCACCACCACCGAAAGCAAGCACATCAAACAAGCCGCCAGAGCCGCTCACAGTTAGGGTCGAATCGCTTGTAAACGTCAATAAAGTGTAGTTTTGTCCGCTAACCGTGATACTTGAACTACTGCCACCTGTCGCAGTCCCGTAACCTATACCGCCTGCGGGAAAAAATATTGCGGCTGACGCCGACGTGAAATAAAGAGTGCCGCCTCCCCACTGCGCCAAAGCAAGTGACCCCGAAGTAGTGACAGTTGCCGTACCAGCGGTCACAGTGCAGGTACCAGCACCAATGTTATGAATCCAAACCGTATCCCCAGCCGAGAAAAGGCTAGTGTTTACGGTAATCGTTGTGGCGCTTGCAGAGTTCATCACTACACGAGTGTTGCGGTCAGCAGCGACAAGCGTGTACGAAGTAGTCTTGGTTGAAACCGTAAGGTTTGCCAACTTCGCACCAGTCACGTTTGCGTCAAGAATCTTGGCGGTAGTAACAGCATCAGATGCGATGCCAGCAGCCGCAACTTGACCCCACGCAACACCATTCGTCGCTGATGAGTCAGCCTTCAGCACATAGTCATTTGTTCCGACAGCCAAACGATTCAACGCCGACCCATCCGTGGCAAGCAAGTCACCCTTCGTGGTCAGCTTCGCAACAAGTTCATTCGCCTCATCCGCATCATTCGCGGTAAACACCGGATAGATCGTCGCGCCAGACGAGTGCGCTGAAGCAGTCGTATCATCCTGCGCACGAGTCAACGTGAGCGTCGTACCAGAAATCGTTGCCGAGCACTTCTCCTCAGCCGACGTACCTGGATCGATGACGACATAGAACGGGACACCAGCCGACGAAGGCCAGCCCGTGTTCGAGGCAATAGTTACTGAGGTGTCAGTCGTGTTGAGCGAGTTCGTGGTGGTAGTTGCTACCGCCGCACCTTTGTATTGTCGTCTGGTAAAAGCAGCCATCTCAGCGTCCTATCGTACACTACGCATGATAACGGTGCAGGTGCCGTTCCAATCCCACTCGTTGTGGTTTCGGGCATCCTGAATCGGTCGCCAACGCACATCCTCAACAACCACCGAATACGAGTCAGTGTTCTCCTGATAACTGATGACACGCGGGTTCTCCACCAAATCCCGCAGCAGGGACAACTCGTAGTCCACATCAAGGAAAGCTTCACGCCCGTTCTTATCGCGAACCGTGTGATGTAGCAGAACAGGTACCGAGAAGATCTGAGAACGGAGCGGGGCTGCATATGCTCGACCCAGCCAGCGTGTCACCACCGGACCAACCGTGCTATCCGAAGCTGAACGGGTAAGCGTGAGCCGAGCCTCAGCCTCAAACACCTTCGTTTCCGCACCATCAAACGTGGACTCCAACGACCCCGAGGTGGATTGAGTGCCAATCGACTGGAACGATCCGTTATCTGAAGCAACTGAAATAGTCACTGTTCCGTTCAATGGCTGGGTACGCAAATCCCACTTCGGGATGAACTTCGCATCAGGAACACCCCACCTGTAGATGCCTGTCTCCAAAGTTCCTGACGCAACCTTGTTCGTTGGATGCGTCCTGTACGCGCCCAATCCAGCGACCGTGAACACAGGTTCATTGTCGTACTCGTGAATATCAACAATCGTGCCCTGTCCTGTAGCCATTAGATCTGATGCGTAAGCAGGCTGGTTCGTGCTCACCTGCGTCGAGACATCCATGCGCCCAATACCCGTCGAGGTGGAGTCATAGTTCGTCCAACCGAAATACACGAACTTGCCGATACCAGCAAACGAGTTGACGGTGGTGCCAGTCTCAATCAACGGTCCAATCACCAAGTTGCCGTTGTCATCCGCCGAGCAGAAACGGAACCCTGTCGTTAGTCCGATAATGATGTAGCCGAGATACGCCTCCATGCCTGCGACGATTTCGCCCTGTGGCAACTCTCCAGCTACCGTTGGAATATCAAGTGCGGTTCCGTCAGCTTTGATAGTGGTCTTATAAATCAGCGACTTGTTGCCTGCGTACCCTGCCGCATAAATATGGTTCTGTCCACCAGCGAAACCAACCCAGTTGAAGTTCGTGTTCGGGTGCGTATACAGAGCACCAGGGTTATTCGCATTGGAGCCTGGGGCTGTCGTGATGTTCCAAATCTTGTGCTTGTCGGTGCCTTGCCCAGCGACCATCAAACGGCCACGCACATAACGCAAAGTGCCAGCCTCAATACCGGTGATGTAGTTAGATGCCGCAGAAGTACCAGCGTTCGTCTGATCGATGTCCCCGTTCGCATACGAGAAAAACACGTTGTATCCGTCAGAGGTGAGCGAATAAATATCTGATGCGTCTGTTCCAGTAACCGTAGTGAACGTCACCCAGTCACTCGTGTACTTGACGTTCTGCCCATCCGAACCGTAGATCCGACCATCAGCCGTAGACATATACAAGTTGCTGTTCGATGTTGGGTACGCCTGCGTGGTATCGGACAACAACGACAGTTCGCCACGATTCCAAACATCAATCCCCTTCGAGGAACGGAACCTGTAGTTCTCTGCGTCAGCCGTATCCGAATACGCCTGCCCAGCCCCATAATGCCAAGACGACTGCGACCTACGCCAGAGTCCCTGCGGGTTGATAGCAGACTCACCAGGCTCCGTTGACTGGTCAACCGAGTCACGAACACGAGCATCAAACTGGCGACCAAAATCACCAGACTTCGTATCAATCAGATATGGGCGACCATTGATCGCAACAGGGAACGTGTACGGAACAAGCTCCGTTGCACCAGTACCCGTATAGAACGCTGTGCCACCCCTGAACGGGAAAGTGAAATCAGTAAGAACAGCCACGGCTACTGCCTAATGACTAGCGGATACTGCCTCGCCAAACGTGCCGCCTCAGCGACAATACGATCCCTACGCAAACGCAAAATGTTACTGAACGAGTCACGCATCGCACCAGGCGGAACCTCATCAGCGCGACGAGTATCACCCTGCGACTCAACAAAGTTACGCTTCACCTCACGCATCGACAACAGACGCGACATGACACCCATCTCCAAAATGTCTTCCATGTTGATCGGAATGAAAGCAACCGACTGAATGTTGTCGGTCAACGCCGAAACACGGGTATATGGGGCCTTGTAGCGGACACGCAAAGTGCCAGCCATCACCGACTCATCAAACGTCAACGCATACCCTGACGCAAAATCAGCGGTCGGCAAATCCCGCGCTAAACGGACACGGCGAATAGCAGGGAAATCATCAGCCAAATAACGCAAACGAACATCAATCAAATCAATGACATTGGATGCGCTCGTCAGATTCACTTGTCGATCAGAACCGTTATAGGTGACATCTTGAACAACTACACGAAACAGACCGTTCGCAGGGCTAGACAGGTCATCAATGTCCTGATTCAACGCATCAAGCATCTGCGCTTTCGGGAACCGCGGGTTGATCGTCACAATCGCCCCAGCAGTATGTGAAGCCGCGGTCGTTCCCGCATACCCGCGCTCGACCACCAGCGTCTTGCTACCCACGGTGGCTTCCCACACGTAGCACAACTCTGAATCAATCTCAAAGACTGCGCCGGTACGCAACGCACCAAGCTCGTACGACAACACGAAAGACGTGTCATCAGAGTCAACCGATGTTGCTAACTTGTTCCGTTCCTCGATGGTGCCGGAAAGAAGTTGACGGGCAACTCGGTCAAGGAGCGCACCAGCAGTGGACACTACTTCTTCTTCTTAGCCTTCTTCATCGGCTTGCTAGACTTCTTGGCCTGCTTCTTAGCGGCAGCCATTCCAGCCTTCGTGTACGGGAATTCCTTTTTTCCGACCATTGGCATAATTACTTTCCCTTCTTCTTGGACTTCTTGGCACCGTATTCCATCATGCGTTCCTTCTTGCCCTCAGAACGCTCATGCTTCATCTCGGCCTTCTTGGACTTGTACTTCTTGCCCTTCATGGACATACGGAAACCTTTCGTTGACTAAACGAAAAGGATACCACTCTCAGCAATCCCACTTACGCAAAGCCAGCGCTTTGCGGGTCGGACGACCCTTCGAGTCTTTCATCGGCCCAGGCATACCAGACATTCGCGCACAAAACGACTTCCTCCGTGCAGCCGCCTTCGGTGAACGCTTTGCCTGCGCCGCAGACACAGGTGGCTTCAAATTCATCCCCTGCGCTTTCGCTGACGCTCGACCCTTCGCGTTCAACCCGCCCTTCGGATCCTTGCCCTCTTTGCGTTGCCATGCCGGTGTCTTAGCCATTACGAGAAGCCCAAGCGTTATCCACAAGGTTCGGGTACGGGCGACCAGCCTTCTTCGCACGAGCCTGCGCAGCTTTCTTCTGAGAAGCCGACAACGGAGTGGACTTCTTCTTCGGGTTCTTCTTATCCCAAAAAGCCTTCTTACTTGCCACGCTTCATCCTCGACTTCCCAGCACTAGACAGCGCGATAGCGACAGCCTGCTTACGAGACTTCACCACAGGACCACCCTTCCCAGAGTGCAGCGAACCAGCCTTGAATTCACGCATCACCTTCGTGACCTTCTTCTGACTCTTAGATTTCTTCATACGTTACAACTCCTGAAGCTCGTAAAACATCTCGCACATTCAACACTACACTGTGCTTCACCCCAGGAGCCAGATCAATCGCATGGTTCCCGATCTGTGCCTGTACCCGTTTGGATACCATGATGATGCAGGTTGGCTCCAAATGTTTGAACTTGCCTGATGCCCGTCTGCTGGTCGGTTTGACCGCCTTCACCAGTTCTTCGGCAGCCGTATCCCAGTTGAATACCGAAGTTTGTTCAGCCTGCTCTGATGCCTGCTGTCGATACCTGTCACGGTTCTCGTAGCAGTCCAGAATCGCTTCCTTCAACTCATCCTGATTCGGTTCATCCCAATCTCCCATGTCTTTCCAAACCCCGTTATCCGTAGGCACTGATTTAGTGCCAATTCGGTGGGTGGCTAAATCGGAGAACTCCCGATGACCGTGAGCGTTCGACACAATCGTTGGCACCCCACACGAAATCGCCTGCAACGGCATCAACCCAAACCC